GACAAGAAGAACAATCCAATCGTCTTTACGCATCCCAGAAAGCATCCACAGGTTGGTTTATCTCACAAGACATCTCGGGCAACATCGCCGGATACAAGCCAGAAGATATGCAGAAACTATTCCGCATTGAGGCGCTTGACGGGGGATCACAGACTCAGCGTGAAGTCAAGATATCCGTCGTCGACATCAAGGCGTCAACAAATACTTCAGATCCTTATGGTACTTTCACTATCCTCCTTCGACGCCTTGGGGACACAGACGCCCGCCCAGAGACGCTAGAGAGGTTCTCTGGGTGTAACCTAAACCCATCTTCCCCCAATTATATTGCGGCCAAGATCGGCGACCGCTACTCCAAGTACGACTCCTCTGAGAAGAGAATGAAGGCTTACGGCAATCACTCAAACAAGTCGAACATCGTTCGAGTGGTGATGGACTCCGATGTCGATGCGGGATCTGCCGATGCAGCCTACCTACCCTTCGGGTTTTGGGGCGCTCCCAAGTATCGCAACGTAAACTTGGTTGCCGCAGCCACTGACTTCGTCAGCTCTGCCGAAACCATGCTCGACGGTTCCGGTGTTGGCGCTTTCGGGACGAAGGGTTCCAGCGCCGCCCTCGACGCCCGCATCCTGGATGGCGTCCTCGCTCACGCCCCTGAGTTCCGATTCCCTGAGGTGCCACTCGTCACTGACTCATCTTGGGTAGGCGCAGCCCCCAAGAAGTCTTATTTTGGTACCTACCTAGGCAAGAGCCACACAGACGCCTCACTGAATCCTTCGGTCATTGATATGCTCTGCGGTCTAGCACAAGGGGTCAACGATCCGACTGTCGCCTATGGCATCGAGGAAGCCGGAGCCACCTCAGACCCCAATCTCACCACTTCCACGGTAGTCACGCCTTATGTCTTTACATTGGATGATGTGAAGCCGGTGACGGACAAGCCCACCTCAGCGGAATATGTCCGTGGTGCCCGCCTCGCCGGCGATAGTTTCACGGCAGGCAAGGACTTCCCCACGGCAAAGGTTCGTGGAGGCGCATCGGTCAACCCTCTTACCCAAGACGAGAGTTGGAAGAACGTCCTCAATGCTGGATTCACCAAGTTCACAACCTGCCTCCATGGCGGAACAGACGGACTAGACATCCTTGAGCGTGAGCCTTTCCGCAACTCTGCTCTCGGCACCGAGACGACTGACTACGCCAAGCACACTTTAGTGCGAGCAATCGATGTTGTCCGTGACCCAGAGGCCGCTCAGTACAACCTGCTCGTAGCGCCTGGCGTCACAGACACAGCAACAACTCAGAAGATGGTAGATGTTTGTGAGAACCGAGGTGATGCCATGGCAATCATCGATTTGTCAAGCGGAAGCCTCATCCCCGCAGCGGAAGCCAAGACTTCGTTTGAAGTTCGCAGCGCCAACAGCATAGAGACCACAGTCGACGCTTTGCGTGACCGTGGGCTCAACACTTCTTATGGTGCTTGCTACTACCCCTGGATCAAGATTCAGGATACGTTCACGAGCCAGAACCTCTGGGCTCCTCCATCAATCGCAGCCCTCGGTGCCTACTCTCACACGGATCGTGTGAAGGCTCCATGGTTCGCTCCTGCTGGTTTTTCCCGAGGCGGACTAAGCGAGGGTGCCGCTGGTATCCCCGTCCTAGACACCTCTCGTCGCCTAACATCGGAAGATCGTGACGCTCTTTATGAGGCAAACATCAACCCAATCGCCCAGTTCCCAGCAGAAGGAATTGTAATCTTCGGACAGAAGACACTACAAATCACCCCGTCTGCCTTGGATCGAGTGAATGTGCGCCGCCTAATGATCTACCTCAAGAAGGAGATCAGTTTCATCGCAAGTCGTATGTTGTTCGACCAGAACACTCAGTCTACCTGGAACCGCTTCATCGGTCAGGCTGAACCTATCCTCCGCAGTGTCAAATCACGCTACGGACTTGAGGACTTCAAACTCATTTTGGACGAGTCAACGATGACACCAGATCTACAAGACCGTAACATTATGTACGCAAAGATCCTCCTCAAGCCTACCCGCTCTGTTGAGTTCTTCGCTATTGACTTTGCGATCACAAACACAGGGGCATCCTTCGAGGACTAACCCCTAAACGAAACTATTTACCACAAGGAGTAACGAATAAATGGCAAACGCAGGCGAAGGTATTTTCTGGGGGGACGCAGCGTCCGACCCAAAACGCAAATATAGGTTTTTCCTCTACATCGGCGGGATCCCCGTTTGGGTCATCAAACAGGCTGACAAGCCCACTATGGAGATCACAGAGAGTAAGCACACCTTCTTGAATCACGAGTTCAAGTTCCCCGGTCGTGTGACTTGGAAGGGAGAGATGTCCGTCACTTTGGCTGACCCAGTCGCCCCCGACATGGCTCGCACCCTTCTAAACGCCATCATGAAGTCGGGCTATTCTTATCCCGACAGCCCAAACGCAATCCAGACCACGAGCAAGGCCAAGGCTATCGCAGCCATCGGCGGCGCAGTTCGCATCGTCCAGCTCGACGCCGACGGCGGAGAGATCGAAGTGTGGGACTTGAAGAACGCTTGGTTCAGTAGCGTCGATTTCGGTCAGACCCTCTCCTATGAGGACGACGGACTAATGGAACTCCAAGCTACAATCAAGTACGATTGGGCCGAGCTATCAAAGTCAGGACAGCCAGCAGCCGGTTACTAGCGAATACGCCCTTAACGGGCAACAAAAACAATGATACAATAGAGTATCAACGAAAGGTTATTAAATGAGCAGAAACAATGAACGCACAGGGGGGTCTTCGTCTTCGACGGGGTCCCCTTCTGCAATTGCCCCCACAGGCACCCCAATGTCTTGGTCGACTCCAACGGAGTTCGTCCCCTTGCCATCTCGGGGTAAGTTCTATCCCGACGGTCATCCTCTCTATGAGGAGGATTCTATCGAGATCAGGTTTATGACAGCAAAAGAGGAGGACATCCTAACCTCCAAATCGCTCATCAAGAAGGGTCTCGTACTTGACCGACTGGTGGAAAGCGTAATCCTCAACAAGTCCATCAAGGCAAAAGACCTCCTAACGGGAGACAAGAGTGCCATCCTCATCGCCGCCCGAGTCACGGGCTATGGCGACGAGTATGCCACCCAAGTCACCTGTCCTCGGTGTGAGTCAGTAGAAGACGGCACATTCTCCATCGAAGCGGTTACCACCACTCATGAGTCAGAAGAAATAGAGGGAGTTGAGTTCACAGCGAGCAACACCTATAAGTTCGCCGTCCCGGCAACAAAAGCCACAGTAGAGTGTCGGATGATGACAGGGGCAGATGAGTTAGCTATCGCCCGCACGACAGCCAAGCGGAAACAGCACCGTCTGCCCGATTCAAATCTAACGACTCAATTGCGGCAGATGATTGTGTCGGTAAACGGCAACCCAGATCTCGCCTTCGTAAATTCGTTTGTAGACAACATGCCAGCAATGGATTCTCGTTATATCCGCGAGGTTCACGGACAAATTACACCTTCGGTCTCTTTGGAGACTGATTTTGAGTGCTCTAATTGTGATTTCGAACAAGCGGGCCGGGCGGTCCCGCTCACTGTCAACTTTCTATGGCCTGACGCCTGAGTATTCAGAGTCAGTATATAACGAGTTCTTCCAGTTAAAGTATTACGGAGGCTGGAGTTTCTTTGAGGCATACAACTTGCCAATCAAGTTGAGAAGGTGGTTCTTGAAGAGACTTGCGGATCAGATAAAGGAAGAGAACGAGCAACAAAAGAAAGCGGCATCGCAAGCACGCTCTAAGCGGAGTTACTAGTTATTAGTTATTAGTAGAGGGGGCGCAAGCCTCCTTTATTATTTGTGTCCTACCTACTTACAATAGCCCACAGGCTAAACAATGATTATCGGGGAGCAATAAGAAAGATGGAAAAGGAACAAGACTTTGAAAATATGGTCATTGATCTAAACTCGCTGGGAGGAGAAGCGATCAACGAGAACATGATCAAGGTCTTCGCCGCTTGGATGCAGTATCTTTTAGAGAAGATGTTTAAAGGAACCAGCGTCCCTGTGAGAGTTCAGGGCAATCGCATTCAGATAATGCGTTTTACGGATGCCCTCACCAAAGAGAAGCTATTCATGAATGCCATCAAGAAATATGGTCTAGATGATCCTATGGTCTTTAAGCGCCGCCACCAACTGAAACACTCTATTGCTAAGTTTGAGAAAGAGACTGGCATCAACTGGCCTCTCAAGTAGGGTTAGCAGATGAGTTACGACAACTCGGGCGGCGGACCATCAGGACCATCAGGACCATCAGGACCATCAGGACCATCAGCGGCTGAGACTGCTGCGCTTGGTATTGCAGAGAAT